TCTATTATTGTTAATATATTTATTACCAGCATGTGTTAAACCAGCTATAGCAGCTGTTCCTAATATATATGGACCTGCAGCAGCCATTACGCCACCGGTAAGAGCAGTTGAACCTATAGAACCTAATGCCCCTAAAGTGGTACCAATACCTGCTATACTACTAACTGCATTAATCCCATATTTTTTTATAGCCGCTTTTCTTTTTATAGATTTTATAGTTTTCATAGTGTTACCATTATTTTTAGAATATATTTTTTGAGCTTTGGTTGTAAGACGATCTTCACGTCTTTTTCTAATACCCCATTTCATACCAAGAACACCATAATGATAAAGTTCATCTGTATTTTGATATTGCCACATTTTAAATATCACCACCTTTATTCAAAAGCTTCACGATTAAGTTTATATGCTATATATGCATCCATCATAGCTGCAACTGAATCGATTTTTTGATCATAACGTTTTTTAAATAATTTTCTATTACCATTAGTATCTTCTAATGTAATACAATTTCCCATAGTAAAACACATCAACTCTTCATCAAAAAACAATAATCTATCTTCAGCTAACTTTTTAAGCTCACCTAAAGGAACAGATTCTGTTTTTGCTCCTTGAATTACCTTTTCAATACCAAATGGTCCATTTTCTCTTTCCCATCTATCCACAAAATCTTTTGCATTATATGGATCATAACCAAAAGCTCTTACATCATAATCTCTTTCAGCTATATGATTATCTAAATCTTCATAAACTTCCATCATATCTAATACTGTCCCAGGCATCACTATTAATGACCCTTCATTTATAAATTCATCATATTTTAATCTCATAGCTGGTTGTAATTTCATAAGAGTATGTTCAGTAATATAATTTCTAGTTTTTATTCCAAATGCATTTCGACTAAGTGGAAACAAGAAAGTAAATGAACAAAAATCATCGCCTTGTGAAAGGTCTGCACCTAATGCACATGGCATTTGCCAATAATCTCTTTTTCTATGTTTTAATGTTTCTTCATATGTAAAGAAATAAGTATAACCTTCCATGGGAATTCCAAAACGTTTAGCTAATATATCATTTCTAGTAGATGGTGCTTTTTCAGCCCTATCTACATCTAATTGATAAGTTTCATATGTAACCGTTTTTCCTAAATTAGGATTAGCTTTAGGCCACATATCAGGATCTGCTACTTCGTCAATATTATCTAATCTATACCACCATATTGATACATGTGGATTAATATATTCTCCTTTAAGAATATCCATTAATTCCATTTTAATTGTATCACCAGGTCCATTACGTACTGTTCCTTCTGAACTAACAGCAACAATTAAATAATCCTCATTTTTAGAAGCACCTTGTTCTAAAGCACCTATAACATCCTCACGAACATCACCAGATAACCATTCATCAACGGTATTTATTCTACTATTTAACCCTTGAAGTTTGTCTATTGTCATTGGTCTTATTTCACAAAGAGAGCCAGTTAAAAAGTTTTCTATACCTTTTTTTGTTGATGCTAATTTAACTCTATTTACTTTAGATCCAGTAGTATTATTTATACTACCTTCTGTGAGAAATTGAAATAATGGTCCTTTAGCACGAGTAATAGCGGTTCTAATTGGAGATAAAACTTCTTCAGCTTGTTTCATTGTTGGTGCAGTATGAACTTGATGTGTTGTTGTAGTATCAACATTGAGATAATAGTTTTGAATATATGATTCATATTGAGATTTAGCAGCACCTCTTGCAATAATTAAATATTGCTTATTAATTAATCTTTTCTTTATCCTTTTATTAGCATAATGACCACCATGACCATCTTTAGATGGAACATAAATGCTTCTTTCTACAAAATAATACCATCCAAAAATTTGTTCAGCCCATAATTTAAAAGTATCTAATAATCTTAAATCACTACCATCAGTTAAAGTTAATTCTGCTTCGCAAAATCTAATAAAACCTTCTACTGCTTGATCATCATACCAAATACCAGGATTATCTATTAATGCATCTATACGATTCATTTCCATAGATATTGTTTCACATACCGGAATTTCACCTCTTATTACGGCATCTCGAAACATACCATAATATCTCGGTGTTGCCGTATTTGATAATGCCATAATTTATTCTCCTTAATGAAATATTTTATAGAATTTTTCATCGAATTCTCTAGCTTTTAATTTTTGTTCTCTTAACCATGATCTTTTATGTGTTTTGTTTGGATTATTTTGTTGATATTGCTTAAAACCATCATTAAATTCTTTAATTATATTAGATGCTTCATGTTTTAAATCATTTCCTAAATCACGATCATAATTTTTTATTTTCTTTTTTGTTTTATAAGTATTTTCACCACTATTATTAGATGTTGATTTATTAAAAGCTCTTACTATTAATTTTTTAACTATTTCTCTAGTTCCGTCACTAATTCCACCTTGAACACCAGAACCGATACTTTTAAATGATTTTTTTATAAAACTTTGTCCTTTCTTTTTTGTAACCGGCGATACTGATTTTTGCTGTTTTTGTAACAAACTAGCATACTTATTTTCCAAATTTATTCTATTTATTTTGTCACGTATTTCTTGGTCTGTCATCTGTTTAATTGATTTATTTTCATTGCCAAGAACTGATCTTTTTTTAACTATAAGTTTTTTGCCTGTAACTTTAGCATACTTTTCTGCTAATTTTCCAGCTTTCTTACGGCCTAGAGGTGTTAAAGTACCATCTGGATTTTGATATCTTCTAATACCCCATTTTTGACCTAATATGCCATGATGATAAAGCTCATCTGTATTTTGATATTGCCACATGGCTACACCTCCTCATCATTATTTTCAGCATTAATATTAAGACGCCACTCTAATTCTCTTATAGATTCTTTAATAGCTTCTATTATAGCCGAATTAAGAGGCGGATCAAATAATAATTTGACTCTCAAATGTATATAAGATTTAACTGCTGAATATTTATCTAATTCAATAAAATCTTCCCACACAGCATCTTTATCTTCTATTTGAAAGCCTTCTTGACCAACACCTAGTTGGTTCAAAATCATAAGAATAGTATTTATATGCATAATAATGTCCGTATCAAAATCAGTACATGTTTTGGAAATACCTAAAAGTTTTTTAATTTCATCTAAAATACTTTTATCCATAATAAATACCTTTCTAATTAATATTTATGAATTTCTTCATACAAAATCCCTCAACATCCTCAGATGTTTTGACCTTATAAAAGTCTTCTGTTGAGTTTTCTAGACAGATCACTAAAGATGTTGATCTATCAATAGTAGCTATAGGTTCAGAATCTGTATTAGGTTCTTTACGAACATATAGTTTATCACAACCATCAACAAAGCCATTTACTTCATTAACGGTTTCTACTGTTGTTTCTTCAACAACTTGATTTACTTCATCTTCAACTTCATGAATTGGTTCTTCAGTACTTACTTCAAAAGATACTTCTTCTGTTGTAGGTGTTTCAATCACTTCTTTGTTTTCTTTCTTTTCTTTCTTTCCAGAAAACGCTGAATAATTTTTGTGTCCCATCTTAAAACCTCCTTTCAATGCCTCCAAGGGCATGTATCATTTTTTGTTCTTATAATAGGACCTTTTGGTAAAAGATCCATATTATCGTAATGTATTGCTTGGTGAGTATCAAACGATGTACAGATTAGATACTCTGGATTTAGAAGAAATTCTGTTTTATTTAAAATATCTTCTTTAGTTAATGAATTAATATGATGAATATAGATTCTACCTGGTATCTCTAATCCTGGAATAGCTAAATCACAACCACCATCTCTGGTAACAATATGATTTCTTAATGCTCTCCATTCAGGAGAAGTATAGAATAATTGATTCAAATATATATCAAAACCGAAAGTGTCTACACCGACCTGTCCAAATAATCTTAAGTATTCGAATCGTTCTTCAAAAGTAGATAAACGTATTAATTCGGAATATGTTCTAATAATCTTCTGGTTCATCATCTTCATCATCACTTTCTGAACTATTACCGCTATATTGACGCATTGCTGTTATAGCATTAGCATATAATTCTTCAATTCTTTTAGCTGATTGTAATGCTTCGGTTTTTGCTGATATTAATTCTTTTTGTTTTTCCAGAATTTCTTTCTCAATACGTTCTTTTGTAGAACCTAACTTAAGATAATGAGTAATAACTTGAGAAGATGCTGTACCATCTCTCAATTGTTGTTCTGCTAATTCAGTGGCTAGATATATTAATTGATTTTCTCGAGCCTCCGGAGTTAACGCTGGTCGGATATTTTTAGACTTGTCATCTGAACTCTTTTTTACTTTAGCCACAGTTATGTCTCCTTTCTTAAC